GGAAGACATCGAACTGGTCAAGGATTCCAATGGCCAGTACCTGATGGCTGTCTCCATCGTGCAGGGTGCAGAAGCCCGCATGTGGCGGATCCCCGTCGTGGACACCCCGGCGATCACTGAGGGCACTGCTCTCATTGGTTCGTTCGGTCAGGGTGCCCAGTTGTACGACCGGGAAGAGGCCACGATTCGTGTCAGCGAACAGCATTCGGACTTCTTCGTAAGGAACGCGATTGTCGTCCTTGCGGAGCAGCGCCTCGCCCTTGCGGTGAAGCGACCCGAGTCGTTCGTCAAAGTCACCTTCGACGCCGCTCCTTCCTAAGCCTTAGGTAGCGAGTAGGTCAGTCACTGACTTGACCGACTAAGTAGAAGTCCCCCGGAGCAATCCGGGGGACTTTTGCTTTACATGGGTTAGTAAAAGATTGTTTAGGGATAGATGTCTAAGTACGCGTTCCAAAGTGTTCTATGAATTAAGCACTCTTTGCAAATGTTTGCGGGGTTTTTGATATTGACCATGGTGGCCATGAGTTCGCCGTTGGCCTCAAAGACGGTGCCTACGGAGTAACAGTGCTCACAGATGCCGTCGTCTACTTCTCTCCAGACACCTTGGTCTATGGCTGCTTCCAAGGAGATAGCAACGTGATCCAATTGTAAAAGAAGGTTGGGGTCGTCAGCCATGACCAGATGTTATCTGATCGGACAGGCTCCAGTGGCGCAGTCCTCGTCCAACAGTTCGCTGGTGCCTACGCCGACGAGAATCTTTTCTTCTTTGACCGCTTCTGTCATAGATAGATAAGTCTCGTAGGAGATTTCTTCCAGCGGTGCTTGAGTGAATCCGTGTTCGCTATGAAGCAAAAACGAAACGGATTTCATAGAATGCCAGTTGTTTTTCAGGTATTGGCGAACTGTGGGAAGTTCTTCTGGCTTGAGGTAAACGGTGACAGATACGGCGTTATCAGCCCAGTCGTGCTGAAGTCTTCCTTGTAGTTGGAGTTGCTGTATCGCTGTCATGTCGGCAGCGGTGACAGTATCTTCTGGAAATTCGCAAGGGAATTCCACAACTTTGGTGCGGTCATCGTTTTCGACCCATTCGACCTTGTAGCCGCGGGCTTCACAGTACGACAGGAGTGGGTCATTGGCCCCCATGCGGACACGACGAATGTGATAGCGACTATATCCGGGGTGGATACCGGGAGTTACCCCAGCGAGGAGACTGAGAGTTCCACTTGGTTTGACGGTTGTCAGTCGAACAGATGTGGGCCATTCTTTGTAGGTGGACCAGTATCGGTCGTAGTCGCGCAACATTTCATAAGTTGGTGACAACCAATCTATTTTTTCTCCTGCTTGAGCGATGCCTGAAACTCCGAGACCGAGGCGCATGTTCTTGCTTGTGATTTCATCTGATTCACGATCAAGATATGGAAGTGCTGCTACAGCCTTTTGGACTTTGTATAGAAGTTTGGCAAGGTCGATGAGTTCTTCCTGTGATTCGATATTCGGGAGGAAGATGTCCGCAAGGTTGCAGGATTCACGATTGGCCAAGCCGATTTCGGCGCAGGGATTGGTTCCTTCGATTGTTTCATCTGGGAGGATTTCGTGGCTACGTCCAAGTTTCCGTGCCGCTTCCAAATTGAACAGACCGTAGGGTTCGCCGTTGCCGCGGTATCCTTCCCAGAAGGTGTTGGGGAGGGCTTCAGTATTGGCCGTAACGACACTGTTGTTGGACATGGCCCTGTGTGGTGGGATGTTTCCCAGATCCCACCGCTTAGCGTTGAGGTAGTCGGTGTCGTATGGGTCTCCGAGAGCGATTTCTGCGCTTCGTCGGACGTTTCCAGCGACAACTACGGAGCCAATAATGTTTCCGATGTCTAGGACTTCGGTGGCTTTGAGATGACGACCCACTGCTCCATCTAGGAGCGCGCAGATTTTTGTGATGCCTTCTACCAGAATCCCCGGTCCTGATGCGGTGCCTCCAAAAGTTTTGATTGGGGTACCCGCTGGTCTAATCATTTCCGTGGAGTAAGTGAGTTCTGTCGGGTCGTCTTGATTACCAAGATAGGTTTTCATTGCCCGAAGTAGACATTCTGACCAGCCTTCTCGTTTATCGGGCGCGATGTAGTCGGCGTCTGGGACGTTGTGGTTCGCAACAACGCCTTGTCGGACAACTCCGAGACGTTGTGGATGAAGGATGGAGAAGCCAACGCCGCCACCCAGCATGAGGCGTTCAAACATCCATGCAAAATCTTCGGGCTTTTTGATGTCTACGAACCAGCAGTTACACAAACTGTCGCCACCAAGTCGAAAATTGTTGGGGGTTCCCAATTGCCAGAGCATCCGTCCACCGGGTAGGCCCTTGAGGTTGAACATGTAATCGAACAGGCGTTCGGATTCGTCCTTGGTGAGTTCGGCTCCGATGGCGTCAGCGCCATCTACGACGCGTTGACAGGTTTGCCACCATTCTTCCGTCTGGCCGTCTTCGACAATACGGGCATAAGTACGCTTGTAAACTATGTAGCCTAGACCGTTAAAGCCCCAAGGGGGGGTTTTTGAAGAGTAGGGTACTAGGAATTCTTGTGATAATGGCATATCGACCTCTGGCCTACTGTGAGGTGTATGAATGGAGACTCACAGTATGACACTAGTGACAAATACTAAAAGGGTTAAATCAAACCCAATTTTTCGGCTTCTGACCTGCTTATTCTTTTTCCTGCTGGTACTACTAGTACCTTCCCCAAATGGTTGGGAGTAATCCATCGTCTTTGAATGATGTCCTCCTTTATCAGGATCATGTTTTCGTCATTGAAATCTTCAAAAACGATGTTGTGGTCCTCTGGCGAACAGTCTCCTGTAGGGTGCCCGCACACTATACATGGGCCAAAATCTGGCGCTACAAATTGTACGCCGTGCATCGTGGGGGTATCAGGTCTGCCTACCATCCACGGATCCTACATCATGAATGGCAAATGTGGTGGGACGCGAAAAGAGAGGGTCGAACCTTCCGGAACAACCCTCTCTAAACGCTCGCCCGGCTAGAACGGGGACGCAGTTGGGGCTATGTCATAGCCGCCCCAGCCATTGCGATTTGTTGGTTAGACGATTTCGACGTATCGCTCGTCTGAACCAAGTTCTGTGTAAGCCTGTGTGAACAGCCGCTCGTACTGTTCGGCGTGCAAAGCCTCAAGAGCCTTGTGTGCCTTGTAGGTGGCGGTCATCTTGCGACGCTGCCGAATCTTGCGGAGCGCTGCTTTGGCGTCGGTGTCTTCCGTGTTCTGGGTGGAAGACATGATGCGACGCAGGACTTCCTGCTCTTCGTTGGTATCCACGAGTAATCCTCCGTTAGTAGTTAGTTACCGTGTAAGAGAAACGATAGAGGCAGAAAAAGTGATTGACAACCTCGGACTACGATTTTTTTTGCATTCCTTTAAGTCCGGTGAAAATTGAGAAGAAGACCCAACTCAAGAAGAACAATCTCGTAGCGTTCCAGTATCCGATGCCGGGTTCAAAATCGTGAAGGTTGGGGTATGCGTCATTGACGATGGCGTTGAGGGTCATGATGACTAAACCGCCAAAGAAACTGATGACCGTTACTGCTGACAAGAGACTTAGGAATTTGCCCGTACCGCTAGAACGTTGTTTGATTGGAGGATCCCCCTGTGACATCCGATTAATCATTCGATCAAATTCGTTATCAGTGTTCATGGTTGTCCTTCCCGTTGTTCACTATTTGAGAGATGCGAGATTTGGACAGGTCAAACCGTTGTGCCAGTTGAGCGAGGCTATACCCCTTCTCATGAAGCGTGAGTATGAGTCTATTGCGTCCGATCGATGAACTGTGCATTGAAAAGGATACTACTAGAGCCAGAACACGGAAACAATGCGCTACACTTCTAATGTTTAATCGTATCAAGGAGATCCCCGTATGCCGGTTCCTGACGAGTCCGATGATCAAGAGGGTGGTAGTCGCCGTAGGCGTCGTCCGAGGATAGTAGATCGTGCCGCCCGCGGTGCGTCTAGGGCTTTCCGGCGTATTTCAGAACGCTTACGCGGGAGCCGCCGATAGGGGGTAACCGTGGCACTAGTTACTACTTCTGACCTTAAGAAGTATATGGACATTACCTTTTCCAATACTCAGGAAGAGGCAGCCCAGATGGTTCTGGATGGTTTAGAGGCCGATTTGGAGCATTACATTGGGCGACCGGTGACAGCCGCGTCCTTTTCCGAGTCGCATGTCGCTCCAGCGAATTATAGCGGTTCGTCTCAGTACAGTTTTTTCTACGATTACAATCTTGATAGGACGGGTTCGGCTGTTCAGGATGTAACGAAGCCGCCGTTTGTTTTGTATACACGCAGGTCACCTGTAGTGTCTGTGGCTAGTCTGACTGTACAGGGCCAGAGCGATTCATCTGCCACGGCCCAAACGGTTGGTACTGATTATGTGGTACGAAGATATGGCGTGGATATGTTCACAGTTCAGGATAATGATATAATTGTGATCAATTATACGGCTGGTTTGGATGCTGCCGCAGATAATACCACGGCGTTGAAATTGATTGTTCTTAGAGCCGCGTCTCGGGAGGTGCAGAATCTTCATGATGATGTTGTCGGTATGAAGGATTTGACGACTAGGAATGTTGCTCCAATGGTTACTGGTTTTACTCCGGAGGAAATGAACTCGGTTAAACGGTGGCGTCGCGTTAGGGTCGCTTAGCATGGGTTCGGTTCGCGTTGGTTATAAATGGAGGGGTATAAAAAAGACACAACGGTCTTTTGGCCACATGGCCCGGCGTGCTCAAAATTTTGCTCCTGCGTATCGCTGGGCACGGAGGGAACTGCGACAGTGGAATGCAGCCAACTTCGCTAGTGATGGTGTTGCGTCTGGAAAAAAATGGAATGAGTTGGATACCGAGTATCACTCATGGAAAATTGAGCATTACGGACCGTTACCTACGATGGTTAGAACGGGTGACTTGTATAGAGATTTGATTACTCTTCGTGGTCGTGCGAATCACATAGGTCATAAGAACGCATCATTTGGAACTGATATTGAATACGCGAAGTTCCATCAAACCGGTACTAGGTTCATGCCGAAGCGCAAGATTGTGTTTACTCCTAAACGATTTTCTGAGAAGTTGGGTGAAAGGGTGCTGGACTACGTTGTTTATGGAATGCCCGGCACTAGGGCGTATAAGAAGTTGAAGGCGCAAGTCACTCGGGCGCGGGTCTTGTAGGTCATGGTCGCTCAAATGGAAGGTCCGGCAGCGGCCAAGTCATATGTAAGCAATTATCTTGCGGCGGACATGCCGACACGACTAATGAATTATCGCAACACGCTGCTGGTTGATGATTCGATTCTGCCTAATCCGGTCAAGTATTTGACCTACGAGCCGTTTGTTCTGGACAATTGGCCAACGATTATCACACTTGTTGAGAGCACTCGCAATATGGAACGAGTTGATTATACGGCTAATCACGATCCAATTTATGATGTTACTTATGGCATGCGGACTTATGCATGGGTTCGTGCTGTGGGTCCGGACACTGTCACACTGGCGCGGGACCATATGACAACCGTGGTTCGGGAATCATTGTTAGACGGGCCAGCGTTACGTTTGGCGGGGGCTTCACCCATAAATCCTGTTGGAGTCAACGCTGAGGTCAAGATTGACGAGGGGAGCATTACAGAAGACTTTTCCGATTTGACAACCCTCAAAGGCGAAAGGTTCCTTGCTGCTTCCTACCTGTCTTACGAATTGAATCTGTACGAAACAGTTGTTCGGGCCAATTTGGGGGTAATGCTTTCGGATACTATCAACGTGTCTCAGGTCGAAAAGGTTCCCGGCGCACCGACTTTCCTTCAGGCTTCAGGAGGAAATGCTCAGGTTTCTCTGACATGGCGCACCCCGACTTGGGATGGTGGCGGGATCAATATTATTAGTGGGTACATCATTCAAGTTTCGACCGATTCGGGAACAACTTGGGCAACTATTGTTGCCAATACGGGGTCCACAAATCCTTATCATGTTGTGCCCTCTTTGGCTAATGGAACCTCTTACCAGTTCAGAGTTGCTGCTTTAAATGCAGATGGCACTGGCGCTTATTCGTCTGCTTCACAAAAGGTTATACCTTCGGCCTAGAGGTAGGTTACATCTGCTATATTCATAGGGCCAACTCATACATGCAGCGAAATGACGCAGATGGCATGTAAGATTTCCAGAGTAGTTCGTTCCAGAAGAGTCTATTGGAGGCGTGAGGGATGCCGGGAATTGTAGTCACAACAGATGTACGGTCTGGTCCGGTTCCCACCGGTGAAGTTGTTTCAGGTCAGGCGTTTTTCGTCGGCGTGACCGAGCGCGGGAATTCGACAGAGCCAAAGTTGGTCAGAAACCTGACGGAATACAAAAAGTATTTCGGAAGTTACGCGTCTGGAAATTTGTCTGCTTATGCTCAGACTTATTTTGAAGAAGGCGGAAGTCGTCTATATGTTCAGCGCACCGTGGCTGATGATGCGGTAGCGGGTACAAAGACTTTTGTGGATACCAACGGTTCTACCGTTGCGACGTTCACTGCTGCTGATGTTGGTGCTTGGGCAGCGAATCTGGATGTTCAGATTGTTGCCGGTAACGTCAGCGGTATCCGGGTCAGGGTCTACCTTGACGATGTTCTCATGTTGGAAACCGCCGATGTAACCACACTTGATTCGATGGTAAATGCCGTCAATCTTGGAGTGCCACATCTCGTGACCGTCGCCAAAGAAACCGGGATGACGTTGATTCCCGTGGCAACTGCCGTAACTGCTTTGACGAGTGGTGCGAATGGAACACTTGTTACTGATGGGACTGCGGCCGATAATCACATTGAGGCTCTTGCCAAGATGCCAAAGGAACTTGGACCCGGTGCAGTTGCGATTCCCGGCGTTGCCACAGCGTCTGCCTATTGGCACTCGCTAATTGATCATGCTAAAGCCATGGATCGGATTGCGCTTTGCACATTTGCTTCTAGTGCGACTGACACAGGCGCAAAGACAGCGATTAGTGGTGCTTCACCAGCGATTTACACTGATACAGATGCTCATTATGCGGGCTTCTACTATCCGTGGGTGAAGATTCCGGATCCGGCCAATGCCGGGTTGACCATTTCGACTGATGCGACTGCGTATGTGGCAGGTGCCCGCGCTCGTGCCGTGAAGGCAGCGAAGGGTCCGTGGCGAGTTGGTGCGGGTGTTATTTCTCAGTCCAAGTTCGTGACGGCCCTCTCTCATCCCACCACGGTGTCGATGGATAAGGCGACTGGTGACGAGTTGGACAATGCTCGGGTTAATGCTTTGCGGCTTATCAACGGCAGGGTCAGGGTCTACGGGGCGCGGTCTGCTTCCAACGATGAGAACAACTGGCGCTTTATTACTCACCGGGACACGATGAACCATATTGTGAACAAGTGTGAGAAGTCGCTTGAAAAGCATGTGTTCCAGACGATTGACGGTCGTGGCTCGTTGTTTGCAAGTATCGAAGCCTCGCTGCTGGCGGTCATTGATCCGATTCGTATAGCGGGTGGCGTGTATGAGGGTTATGACTCTGCTGGTTCAAAAATCGACAACGGTTATTCGGTCACAGTTGACAATACCAATAACCCAACATCTAACCTTGCCACTGGTTTAGTTACTGCTGATGTTGCAGTTCGCGTATCAGCAGTTGGTGATAAGATTGCAGTTAATATCACTAAGTCCAACATGACTGCTGGCGTTCTTTAATAGGGAGTAGAACATGGCAAAAGTATCACAACGGCAAATCGTGGCTTACATTGATCCTTCGGACGATGCCGCCGACGATTCCTTTTCTCCGGGGGCAAATGCTGATCAAACTGCGTATTTTGCGCAGGCCACTGGTGGCGAGATCACGGCTGCTGTTGAAAAGGTTTACGACGGCGGGCAGAAGTTCCCTGAGGTTCTGTGTGCTACAGCGGATGTCGGTGATATCACTTTGACCCGTCATTACGACAAGGAGCGCGACAAGGCGTTCTTGGCCAAGATTCGTCATCATGTCGGTAATGTTTTTTATACCGTTACGTTCGTTGAGATGGACTGCGACCTTGTCGATAAGACCAATATGCGGCAGTACAACAACGCTTTGTTGGTGGGGTTGACGGAGCCAGATAGCGATGCTTCTTCTGGCGCTCCGGCGTCGTACAGTTTGACGTTCTCGGTTGGACCGATTTCGGCTCTACCTAGTTCTGGTTAAACGCTCTACCTAACTTAATTATCCTAAAACTTGACCCACCCCTAGGAGGGGTGTACTATTAGACCTATGGTAGATAAAAAGATCACTTACGCTGCGTCTGAACATTCTGACGATAGTTC